TAACAATTTTCGGTTAAGATAAGCTAACTTTATCATAGTCAAGGCTATATATGGGTCAAAATCAATACGGATATTTTCTTAGCGATGAAGAATTTATAGCAAAGTGGCATGAATACCCAAGCCCTGCCGCTTTTTCAAAAGTAACAGGGGTCAATGTACGCAATATTATGGCTCGTAGGCGGTCGATTGAAGTAAGGCACAAGATTAAACTAGATACCGACCCTGTTTACAAACAAAACAGAATTAAAGAATTAGCGGAAGTCGCAAAAATTGAGCGAGAAAAAAGGGAAGAAAAACTAAAAGAGCGTTTAGAAGCAACGCAACATAGTGTTAGGCGTGGCATGGAGATGGAAGAAGGGCGTGTCATTATCTTTTCCGATGCCCACTTTACCGAAAGCACAACGACCTCATTTAAAGCTTTAATTAAATTTATTGAGTATTTCAAGCCAAAAGCCATTATTTGTAACGGTGATGCGTTTGACGGGGCTGTATTAAGCCGTTTTCCAAAGATTAACTATGACCGTCAACCGAGCGTATTAGACGAACTAAACTATTGTAAAACCCATTTAGAAGCCATTGAAAAAGTGCGCCCAGCAAGGGCTAAACTGATTTGGACTTTGGGTAACCACGATATGCGCTATGAAGCTGCATTAGTAGCCCGTGCGCCTGAGTTTTCAGGGGTTGATGGATTTAACCTTAAATACCATTTTCCCAACTGGGAAACTTGTTGGTCATTTTGGGTCAATGACGATACTGTAATTAAACACAGGCATAAGGGTGGTCGATATGCTGGTTATCAGAATGTACAGGCAAGTTTTTGTAATATCTTTACGGGTCACACCCATGTGTTAACTTGTAGCCCAATATCGACTTTTGACCAAAAGACTTACTGGGGTGTGCAAACTGGCACATTAGCCGACCCAAATGACGAATCCTTTTCCTATACTGAAGATAACGCTAAAGACTGGCGGCAAGGCTTTGTAATGGCTTCGTGGGAGCGTGGTAGGTTATTAATGCCTGAGATGATTATGGCTTGCGGTGAGGATGAGGTCGAATTCCGTGGGGAAATATTGCAAGTATGAAGCTAACGCCTAAGATTATTGAAAACATTTACGCCATGCTGTATTGCGTAGAACCGTTTTCGTCTTGGGATTTACCCTTACCTGAAGAAATTAAGTTTGTCGTAGATAGCGACCCTGAAGCGATGGGTACATACCTTTATGACGATGGAGAAAAACACGCCCATACCATTACTATTTCTGATGCCCGTTGTGGGCATTTAGATACGGTGATTAGAACTATGGCCCATGAGATGATTCATGCTAGTCGGTGGAATACCGTTACCCATGCGTGGACTAAGCACGATAAAACCTTTAGAAACCGTGCTAAAGCGGTAGCTAACGAGTTGGGATTTGACCCTTTAGAACTATAAACATTGCTATTAAAGGTAGCGTTAATACAACAATCCCAAAATAAAGTGCTAAATCATTCATTTATAGCGAGCAACCTCTCCGTGAAGGTAAGCAAATCCTCTTGAGTAAGATTGTATCTGCGTTCAAATCCTTTAGCCCCAAGTCCGTGAACGCCTGTATTCCCTCGATGATGTTCGGGACATAGCGGTATGACCTCTGCGTTTTCTCGCAACCCACCAAATCTTCTAATGTGGTGGATTTCTGCGGGGGTGTCTTTAAATCCAAATTGTCGGCATAAGATACAACCGATTCGGGCAACTTTGTCATAGTGTTTTTTGGTTTGCGTATTCATACCACATTACATAAAAGGCTTTAAATTCCTCTATTCCTTGCCCCAATTTTACACATGAGCCATAGGGTTGCACTTGCCAAAAGTCTTGAATAACCAATTGGTCATCCGTATTGCCTTGCACAATGACTACCGTAAAGTTATGCGTTTTGGCAAAGGCTTGCAGTAATCTGCGTTGGCCCTCGCTAACCTTTTCGTTGGGGCGTTTCCATTCCATCACCAAAAACTTGCCGTTGCGCTCGGCTATGCCGTCAATATTGCTAGGGCAAAAGGCTGGGTTGCTAGGAATTAAGCCTTTAAACGCACCGTAATCAATGTGCGTGGCAAAGGCGTTCCGCATGATTTTATTGAATGTTTGCATCGTTTTGCAGAACATCCTCAAGTTCTTGGGCTAAATCGGTCACATCACAGCTAATTAAATAAGCCTGTGTGTGGTCTTGCTTTAGTTTCGCATTGTGTAGCTTCTTAATTTGACGGTTTAAGTCTAAAAATACTTCGGCAAATTCTCTCATTTGGTTAGTCTTTCTATTTGTCTGTCGTTAGCTTGTTGGGTGCGCCATGCTTCAAACCGCATCTTAGCGGCTTCTAATTGCCACCTTAAGGCTTCTTTTTGCTCTACCGCTACGCCTATGGCTTTGCAAAGGTCTTGGTAGTCTTGGCTACGGTAGGCTTCTCGTTCTTGTGCGCCTAACGATTGTTCCTCAGTTTGTGACATTTTGATAGCTTTTAAGCTATGCCGAAAGTTCTCAAGCTGGGCCAATTCACCTGACGCTTTAGCGTATTGTGGTGCTGTTTTAAATATAAAGTCGATTGCTTCGTGTGGGTCATATTCTTTCATTACCATTTCCCCCATTCACCTCTGTTATTTTTACGAAATTGCTCAACAAAGCCTTCAAGTAATTTACTATCAATTTCGTGTTTTGATAGATATTCCCTAAATTTAGACAAGCCCCACTCATGCCGCCACTTGCAGAGCAAACGCACACCGCAGCGATATTTATGTTCCTGCTCATTCAAGTTCCATTCCTAACTTCACCATGCACTTGCGTTTTAAAGTTTCGTAAGTATCGTAGCCATTGCCTAAAATGCCAAGTTCTTTTGCTTTAGCTTCGATGCCTTGCTGACTAAACATCCATGACCTATCCACCTTTTCTTTAGCGGGTGTCATATCAAGGGTGTCAGTCCAACGCTCACCGTTAATCCAGCTTGCGGGATATGGCACGAAATCTATATGGGTTCGTTTGAGTTCCCAATATTTGATGTGGTTTGGCAAGGCTTCCAAAGCTTCTCGCTTTTCAAGCTGGGATAACTTCCCCCAAGCAGATTCAGCCTTTTTCTTAGCCACTTTTTTAGGCCACACTTCCCAAAATTTTTCAAATTCCACACTAAATCCCCCATTTAGATAGATTGTTAAAAATATACAAATACAAACCAAAAAAGTACATTAATACTGCAGCAAATTCTACTAAAAACAACGCCCAATCGTCTTGCTTCCAACCCGCTATGGCCCACATTACACTACCAACAAAGCCAAAAATAATGTTGGCGGGGTATTCGTTAATACTGGTTAGCCCAATACCAATCAAGCACAGAAATGTACCAGTCCATTTAAAAAGGCGCATCGGGCAAATCCAATTTAAGTTTGTCGGCTTTTACAAACTGGTAAGTCCAGTCCGTGTAGGTTTGTATTAAATGCTCGGCTTCGTGTTTGGTTTTAACGGTACGCATTAATTCACCATGTTCATCATCGGTAAATGATTTGCCACGCCAAGATTCCAAGTCCTTCCGTAACGAAGCCTTTTCGCCTAGCGACAGCGTGTAATTGCGGGTTTGGATTAAGGGTTTGCCTTCATCGGTCTTTAGGTCATCACCGTGCAATTCCCAAAAAAACTTTACTTTACGCAACATATTGACTTTGCCCATGTACTCAGACTTCTGCGTACCGAGGTCAATAATGCGGTATAGACGTGCCAAATGTGACCCAGTTGGTGCAATCTTAAATTCTTTCACGGGTGCGCTTCCTGTAACTATCATTGTTTTCCCCCAAAAATATTAGAAAAGTCATCGGCAATAGCAGACAAAATGGGGTTAATCCTACCCTTTTTGGGTAGGCCACAATGAAACCGAATTAAGTCAATTTCTGCCAATGTCAGCATATCGCCATCTTCTGCCTTATCCAAAGCTATACAAAGTTTCTCTTGTTCAGCCATCATATCGTTGTGTAATTCCTGTAAGTCATCCATAAGTTTCTCCATAAGTTAGCCTGAGTAGTCAGGTAACTTTACTATAAACCTTTTTTTACCCATGTGCAAGATTTGTTGTTAAAATATCTACTTAACCAATAAAATTACTTTTATGGACTTCAAACTTACACCCAAACAAATGATTCATTTATGCGGTGGCCCTGCCAAAATCGCCCGCAGATTCAAAGTAACCACCCAAGCTGTGCATCGTTGGCAACATGAAGGTTTGCCCCACAGTAAGCTTCTAGAACTAGCAGCGCAGATAGAACGGGAAAGCCACGGGCTAGTAACCCGCAAGGATATGTTTCCCCAATCTTGGCATTTAATTTGGCCTGAATTGCAATGATTCCACACATAGTAGCCTTTGGTGGTGGGGTAGATTCAACGGCTATGGTAATTGGCTTAATTCAAGAAAAACGCCCGATTGACCTTATTTTGTTTGCCGATACTGGCGGTGAACGACCAGCAACCTACGCACACATTAAAAACTTTAGCGATTGGCTAGAAAAACAAGGCTACCCACGGATTACGGTGGTCAGGCGGGTCACAGAATCAGGCGAATACGAAAGCCTTGAAGAAGAATGTTTACGGGCTAAAGCTTTACCATCCATAGCTTATGGGTACAAACGATGCTCACAAAAGCACAAAATCGCCCCGCAAGACAAGTTTTGCAATAACTGGCAACCAGCCTTAGACGCATGGAAAAACGGGCAAAAATGCGTTAAATACATAGGTTACGATGCCAATGAAGAACACAGGGCTGAAAACGCTGCCAAGCGTGAAGATAAAAAATACGATTACATTTACCCTTTGATTGAATGGCAATGGGACAGGCAAAAATGCCTTGAAGTTATTGAATCTGCGGGAATTAAAAATGTAGCCAAATCAGCTTGTTTTTATTGCCCAAGTTCAAAACCACAAGAAATTGTGCAACTTTATAAGGAATACCCTGATTTGCTACAAAGAGCTTTAAAGATTGAGCAAAACGCTGAATTAACTAGCATTAAAGGGCTTGGTCGTAATTATTCTTGGGCTGATGTTATACGGATGCACGAAGCACAAATGACATTACCTTTTGTTGGTTTTGACGCACCTTGCGAATGTACGGAATAGTTTGTTATACTGATAGGGCAGATTGAACCCTGCTTATTAAATCGGTAAGACCCTTTAGGGTTGCTTTGAGCGTTTAGGTAATGCTACCGATTCATTACTTAAGCGGGTTCAACTTAGAGCAACCTTAAGGGGTTTTTCTATTTCTGCGGTCACAGTTGGGCGGGAACCGACACCAGCGACTGCGATACAAGTGCTACTGGGGGATAGTTGATGTAACAGCACACAAATAGGTGGCGAAGCTAGTGCCTATTCAACGAACGACTGGCGGGTTCTGTGGCTCCGAAAGGCAAACAGTTGAAGGAATCTAGGATGGCTGGGTTCCGTTCACCAAAAGGCAACTTAACTTATAAGTTATATATAGATATAACAAATAAACTTAAAAGTAACATAAATAAGTCATTAGCCTATTTAAAGCCACATTTATGTATCAAAAACGCATTTTTGCCCACCGCTCCCCTACAACGGCTCCCTTCCACGGGAGTGGTATATATTAGGGTAAGTCCTAATAAACAAAAGTTGATAATGCCTTACGATTACATTACCAACTTAAAAGGGGGAAATATGAAATACATCTTAATACTATTAACGCTTGGCATTAATACCGCCCAAGCTGAAGCTATTGCTCAATCACCAAACGAAGGTGGTGGCTTTATTGTATTAACAAACGAAGTATGCGTAGTTAATAAAAAGACTTTTTCTGAACTGCGTAGGGTATATAGCTATACACAAAGCGGTCTTACGCAAGAAGGTTGTTTTATGCTTGAGGATGACACCGTAGTCGTAGTATGGGAATCAGGCAATAAAAGACGCTATTCTGCAAGTGGGTTTACTTTGGTCAATCGGGGAAAAAATATATGAAATTAATTATTTCCTTAATTGTTGTTGCTTTTTCGCAACTAACTTTTGCTCAAACCTATGTGGTGACTGACCCACAAGGTAATGTTTCTTATTATGTACAAAAACAGGGCAATCATGCTCAAATAGTAAACAATCAGGGCCAAGAGGTTCAAAACGCCACAATCTACCCTAATCAGGTCGTTACCCCGCAAGGATGGGCGATTGGCACACCGTCTTATACCGTGCCTATGTCACCACCAAGCCCACCATCACCACGAGTATTGCAATGACACCGTTAGAACTAGCCGACAAATTAGAACAGTTGATGAAAACAACGAAGGTTGATTACACCGTGCAAGAAGCTGCGGATATGATTCGTGAATTACACCTTAAAAACCGTGAACTGCAAATGCGATTAGATGGGTTAACAACAAGAGTGGGGGAATATCAATGAACGCATACGAATTAGCAGATGAATTAGAAAACAAAGACAGGCTTTGGAATGTTGATGAAAACTTAATGCTTAAAAATTGTGCGATGCTTCGCCAACAAGCAGACCGCATAGCGCATTTAGAAATGTTACTTGTAAATAGAAATGAAATTATTGATAAATTAGACTTAACCACATCACAAATAAAAAAACATTGTGAGCCACTATGTAAACCAAGTTTGTGCGATTGCTTTAAAAAGGCAAATGAAAAATGACTACATTTACCACCGATGACCGTATAAACGCTTATAGCCATTACAAAATCTATGATGAGCATGGTGAATTAATGCGTACAGTTAAGACTAAACATGAAGCCGAGCATTTAATTAAAACCTATACCGATTGGACTTACCAGTTTGTTAAAGCTGATAAACCTAAATTTGAGGATGCACCATTTTGAGTTC